ACACAGGGAGACTTATTCTTCAGTGTATGCGGGACGTTGAAAGACACTTCAACTTCCGATGCAGACTTGACAGTGAGTACAAGTACGGACGCAACTGGGCAGACACACACTGATGCTTATGAGTGTCGCACTTGTGGTATTGTTCAGCCTATCTGGAACTTTCCCACTCACCATGCAGATAGGAAGAGTATGTGCAAGTCATGTACGAGTGGACATAGGAAGGACATAGCCAAGCTACGTGCAGAGAATGACTACCCTGATGATGACTACACTTGCCCCATCTGTGAGAAAGACATAGAGGAACTAGGTAAGTATGACCAGCCCATGATGAAGACATGGGTACTAGATCATTGCCATACCTCTAAGACTTTCAGAGGCTGGTTGTGTAGGTTATGTAACGATGGGTTAGGCAGGTTCAAGGACTCTAAAGAATTAGTCCACGCTGCTTACAAATATTTACAGGAGCATGATAAGAAAAATGGACTTTGATTTTATATGGAAGTTGATACTGACCTGCTCCTTCATGGGAGTTAGTATCTGCCTGTGTATCAAGTGGATTGTTGAGTCATACCTTGACTACATTCAGGTGACTACAGGTATTAAGATCGTAACACTTAATGCTCTCAAAGATGAGGAGAGAAATAGAGAGGACATACATGATGACCCTACTGCTTATTGATGGTGACATCATTGCTTACAAGGCAGCAGTGGTAGCAGAGAAACCCACTGATTGGGGTGATGGACTGTGGACACTACATGCTTGGGAACATGATGTAGACTACAAGCTAGAAGAGTACATCTCTAATCTAGTAGAGGCTGCACCTGTTCAGGACTGTATCATTACTTTGTCTGACAAGGATAACTTTCGTAAGAAGTTAGCTCCTTATTACAAAGCTAATCGTAAGACTGTACGCAAGCCTATGCTTCTTGGCTATGCCAGAGAGTATATGATGAGCAAGTACAACACTATAATCTACAAGGGACTAGAAGCAGATGATGTCTTGGGGATACTTGGTACTTCTAATCCAGATACAATTATCTGGTCTGAAGATAAAGACTTACTTACTATACCAGCGCAGCACTGGATTAATGACGAAGTGGTTACAATCACTGAAGCAGAAGCTAACTACAATTTCCTTTACCAAACTCTGGTTGGGGATAGTACAGATAACTATAGCGGCTGTCCAACTATTGGTCCCAAGACTGCTAATAAACTTCTTTCTTCTGGTTGCACGTGGGCTAACGTGGTTGCTGCGTACAATAAGAAAGGCTTATCAGAAGAGGTAGCACTAGAGAACGCTAGGCTAGCACGTATTCTACGCAATGGTGAGTATGATACAGACACAGGTGAGGTAAAGCTATGGAATCCCATGTAGGACATGAAGCATACATGAAACAAAAAGCACAAGAAGAAGATATGGTAAACAGCCCTGCCCATTACGCAGATAATGGCATTGAAACTATTGACTACATCGTTGACGTACTAGGTGATTGGGATGCCATCAGCTATTGTCATGGTAACGTCATTAAGTATACAGGCTCACGCCTGTTCAAGAAGGGCAACCCCATTCAGGATGCAGAGAAAGCTATCTGGTATCTCAAGAAGATGGTAGAGTTAATGGAAAAAACTAAAGGAGTAAACTGGTGAACGATTATATTACCCTACGCTGTGAGCATACAGACGAAGATGGAAATGTTGTGGGTACTATTCAACACAAGTTTCAAACAGAGGGTTACTTACCCGACATGATGTATAACTTTAAGTCCTTTCTACAGGGCATGGGGTTTAACTATGTGACAGAAGTATATGCTGTCAAAAACGATAACACTGAAATAGGAGAAGAATAATGTCTGATAAAGATATGATCACTGTAGAAGATAAAGAGTATGATGTAGCAGAGATGACAGCAGAGCAGCAGATGTATGTAGCACACTTGCGTAATCTAAATGCAAAGGCAGCTAACCTGCGTATGGATTTGGATCAACTACAGGCTGCTTATAACGCCTTTAGTAATACTCTGACTGCCTCTCTACAAGAAGAGGACACAGACGAAGTAACAACACAATGATGAACTTCTATGAGTATCAGATTGGTGCAATAAAGACAGCAGTATACCCTAAGAAGTACGCCGTATCCTATGCAGCCTTAGGTCTAGCTGAAGAGGCAGGTGAGGTGGCAGGTAAGATTGCTAAGATGATGCGTGATGGAATACCAATGCAGGATCAGAAGCAAGCCATTGCAGCAGAAATGGGTGACGTACTGTGGATGTTAGCAGCACTAGCCCATGACTGTGGCCTGTCTCTACAGAGTATTGCAGAGATGAACGTAGAAAAACTAAAGAAACGCCAGATAGATGGCACGTTGCATGGAGAGGGAGACAACCGATGATTAGCAATCAGCTACCTACAGACTACCAGACTTTCATTGCTACCAGTAGGTACGCACGATGGCTAGAGGAAGAGAACAGACGAGAGACTTGGGTTGAAACAGTACAGCGATATATGAATTACATTGCTACTACTGGACTACCTGCTAAAGACCTAGAGGAAATCGAGGAAGCTATCATTAACCTTGAGGTTATGCCTAGCATGAGAGCCTTGATGACTGCGGGGGTAGCAGCAGATCGTGACAATACCTGCATCTACAACTGTAGCTACCTACCTGTGGATCACATCCGTGCCTTTGATGAGGCTATGTTTATACTGTTATGTGGAACAGGGGTAGGCTTTAGTGTGGAACGTCAGTCTATTGTCAAGTTACCTGATGTACCTGAAGAACTAGATATGAGTGATGATATCATTGCAGTCAAGGATAGTAAGGAAGGTTGGGCAAAGGGACTACACAAGCTGTTGTCCCACCTCTACTCAGGTGACATTCCTAAGTGGGACTTGTCTGCTGTTCGTCCAGCAGGTGCTAGGCTTAAGACCTTTGGTGGTAGAGCATCAGGGCCAGAGCCACTAGATGACTTGTTCAAGTTTGTTGTAGCTAAGTTCAAGGCAGCAGCAGGACGTAAGCTGACTAGCATTGAGTGTCACGACATTATGTGTAAGATTGGTGAGGTTGTAGTAGTGGGTGGTGTACGCCGTTCAGCTATGATTAGCCTATCTAACCTCAGTGATGGACGCATGGCACATGCTAAGTCAGGTAACTGGTGGGATACTGAAGGTCAACGTGCGTTGGCTAATAACTCTGTAGCCTACACAGACAAGCCTGACATGGAAGGGTTCATGCGTGAGTGGCTTGCACTAGTAGAGTCTAAGTCTGGTGAGAGAGGTATCTTCTCACGTACAGCAGCAGATAAACATGTTAAGATGAATGGACGCAGAGAAACAGGACATGAGTGGGGAACTAACCCTTGTTCTGAAATCATCCTACGCCCATACCAGTTCTGTAATCTAACAGAGGTAGTGGTACGTGAGCATGATGACCTTGAAACTCTACGCCGTAAGGTTCGTCTAGCTACTATTCTTGGTACAGCACAGTCTACCTTTACTAAGATGCCATACCTTCGTAAGATTTGGCAGAAGAATACAGAAGAAGAGCGTCTGCTTGGTGTATCACTGACAGGCATTATGGACAATAGGGTACTAGCTAAGACTGTTGATAGCCCACGCTGGCTCAAAGAGTTGAAAGCACAGGCTATTGATGTCAATCGTATCTATGCTGACAAGCTAGGGGTCAATCCTTCTACTGCTATAACCTGTGTTAAACCCTCAGGTACTGTGTCACAGCTAGTAGATAGTGCATCAGGTATTCATGCACGGCACAGCGAGTACTACATTCGTACTGTACGTGGTGATAACAAAGACCCACTGACACAGTTTATGAAGGATAGTGGTATCCCTGCTGAACCATGTGTGATGAAGCCAGACTCTACTACAGTGTTCAGCTTCCCTACTAAGTCACCAACTGGTGCTGTTACTCGCAACGATATGACTGCACTACAGCAGCTAGAACTGTGGAAGAACTACGCACTCCACTGGTGTGAACACAAACCATCAGTGACTATCACAGTCAAGGATGCAGAGTGGATGGCAGTAGGTGCGTGGGTCTATGAGAACTTTGACATCTGCTCTGGTATCTCATTCCTACCCCACAGTGACCACACATATGCACAAGCTCCTTATCAGGATGTGGACAAAGAAACCTATGAAGAACTCAAGAAACAGATGCCTTCTAAGATTGATTGGTCAGCACTATCTGCATATGAAAAAGTGGATACTACATCAGGTAGCCAGACACTAGCGTGTACTGCTGGAGCCTGTGAATTGGTAGACATCTAGTCTAAACTGTACCTATTAGCGAAAGTTGAACAAAATTATGAATGTACTTGGCTATTCACTAGGTATTACTACGGCTTTACTCAATAGACTACAGGAACTTTATCCTAATAAACTTCCACATGAACAAGTAACCTCTGAGGAACTAGCGTTTCTCAGGGGCCAACAGTCAGTAGTAAATAAATTAAATGAACTATACAACGAAGATTATGAGGATTAAAACATGGGTGGACTATTCGGGCCTAAACCCCCTAAACCAATGCCAGCACCTGCGCGTCCAGTCACAGCAGTTGCTAAAACACCAGACATTGAGCTAGAAGATGATGAAGTAATGACTGCAGCACAGCGTAAAAAGAAGGGCAAGAAAGCCCTACGCACTGACATGATCCTAGATACAGGAACACAGACAGGTTCAACTGCTGCAGGTCTACAGATTCCAAAGGTGTAGTGAGATGGGTGCAGTAAAGAAACCAATTAAGAAAGTTAAAAAAGCTGTTAAGAAAACAGTTAAGAAAGTTGACAACTTTGTAGAAAAGAAGGTTGAACGTCCTGTAAAGAAGGTTGTTAAAAAGATTGCGACAGAAGTTGTTGATACTGTAACAGGTATGGATAAGAAAGATCGTACTCCTCCTCCTACTGCTCAGACAGCTAGCGCACGTACTGCTAAAGAAAGACAGCAATCAGAAGAACCAGAAGCAACTGTTGAAACCACTCAGACAAAGATGAGAACTCGCCGTAAGGGTAAGAAAGCTCTTGTTGTTGCTGGTGGTGGTGCTACTAATGTAGGTGGTGGCGGTGCTACTGGCCTGAATATTCCGAAGGGATAATGATATGGGATGGTTCAAAAAATTCAGAAGAGCTGTTAAAAAAACTTATAAAAAAGTTGACAACTTTGTAGAAAAGAAAGTTGAACGCCCTGTTAAAAAGGTAGTCAAAGCTGTAGATAAAGCAGTAGTTGAGCCTCTAGAAAAACCTGTAAAGAAGGTTGTTAAAGCTGTAGATAAAGCAGTAGTTGAGCCTCTAGAAAAACCTGTAAAGAAGGTTGTTAAAGCTGTAGATAAAGCAGTAGTTGAGCCTCT